CTCTGTTTTTGCATGCATGCAGATGCTGAAAAACCTGAGCAAGGCAGGAACGGCTAAGAAGTGGTTGCAAGGAGGTGAGTAGATGGGATGGTTAAGAAACACCGTGACGCGTCTGGTTAGGGAGGCGAAGTTGCCACAGGACCCTACGGCTCGGTGGTTGGTGTTGTACGGGAACCTGGAGGATTTCGATATTCCTGGGTACACCAGGCTTTCCGACAATCCGGAAGTAAGAATGGCAGCCCACAAGATAGCCGATTTGATCAGCTCCATGACTATTCACCTCATGCAGAACACGGACGACGGCGACATTCGCGTGAGAAACGCATTAGCCAGGAAGGTGGACATTGACCCATACAGCCTCATGACCAGGAAAGCGTGGATGTATTGGATTGTTTACACCATGCTTTTGGATGGGCGAGGCAACAGCGTCGTGTACCCGTTAATCAACAAAGACGGGTTGATCGAAGAGTTGATTCCTTTGAGTCCTTCCATGGTGAGCTTTGGGGTAACCGAAAAGGGGTACAAGGTGCAGTATGGCAATATCGAGTACTCTCCCGATGAAGTGTTGCACTTCATGATTAACCCTGACCCGAACGAGCCGTGGAGAGGCCGAGGTTTCCAGGTGACACTTCGCGATATAGTGACCAATCTCCGGCAAGCCACAGCTACCAAGAAGAGCTTCATGAGTGGCAAGTACATGCCGAGTCTAATCGTCAAAGTGGACTCTCTCACCGCTGAGTTATCAAGTGACGAGGGGCGGAACGCCGTTTTCAAGAAGTACTTGGAAGCCTCTGAGGCAGGGCAACCTTGGATTATCCCTGCCGAGCTGCTGGACGTCAAAGAAGTCCGGCCATTGTCATTACAAGACTTAGCAATAAACGAAGCGGTTGAAATTGACAAGCGAACTGTCGCCGGTATCTTTGGGGTGCCGGCATTTTTCTTGGGAGTAGGCAAGTTTGATCGAAACGAATACAACAACTTTATCAACACAACAATACTCCCCATTGCCAAAGGGATTGAACAGGAACTAACCCGAAAGCTCCTCTGGAGCCCGGATTACTATTTCAAGTTCAACCCTCGGTCGCTGTATGCCTATGATATTCAGGAGCTCTCAAGTGTCGGCGCCAACATGTATGTGCGCGGTATCATGACGGGCAACGAGGTGCGCGACTGGTTGGGCCTGTCGCCAGAGGAGGGGCTGTCGGAGTTGGTTATTCTTGAGAACTACATCCCGCGTGGCATGATTGGCGACCAAGCAAAACTGCAAGGGGGTGATAAGGGCGATGGACAGGAAGATTAAGCAGGTCAGGCATGTGACTACACAGCTTCAAACTCGGGCCCGAGATGATAGCGAAATGCACATCGAGGGTTATTTTATTGTCTTTAACCGGGAAACGGAGCTGTGGCCCGGAGCCTTTGAGGAAGTGGCGCCCGAAGCGCTTGATGGGTTGGGAAAGACCATGGGGCTAGACGTAAAGGCCCTCAATAACCATGACCCGAAGTTGGTGTTAGGGCGAACTAAAGCCGGGACCTTGAAGTTGAAGGTGGACGAACACGGTCTGTGGGGTGACATCACTATCAACCCCAATGACAGCGATGCGGTGAACTTATACGAAAGAGTGAAGCGTGGCGACATTGACCAATGTTCGTTCGGATTCAACATTACGTCCGAGGAAACTGAATGGCGCGACGACGGTACTGTCAAGTGGCGCATCACCGGGCTCGATTTGCACGAAGTCTCAGTAGTCACCTTCCCGGCCTATGAGGATACCGGGGTGCAGGCCCGTAAGGAGGCAGTCGAGCAGCACCGCGAGCGCCTCTTGGAGGCCAGAAAAATTAAACTGAAAGAGAGGTTAAGAGCATGCTTAGACAGCTAATGATCGCAAAGCAAATTGAGCAGCGCAAAAATGCGCTTAATGAATTGGTACAACAAGAGGAAACTTTGAAAACTCGCTCTGAGGAACTAGAAGAGGCTATTGAAGCCGCCCAGACGGAGGAAGAAATAGCGACCGTCACCGAGGAAGTCGAAAAGGTAGAGGCTGAACAGGCCGAACTCCAAAAAAAGAAATCCAAACTTGAGGACGAGATTGCTGAACTTGAAGGTGAACTTGAAGAGATTAAGTCCAAAGAGCCTGACAATACGGAAAGAAAAAAAGGAGTTGAGAAAATGGAGAAACGCGAGTTAAGAGATTTAATTGGATCTTTTGTGCGCACCAAAGGGCGCATGTTGAGGGAGGATCCTCCAACAGAGCCAGAACTTGTCGGTTTTAAGATTGTTGATGGCGGCGTGCTTGTACCCGAGGAAATTCTTGCGCCGGAAAAGGAAAAAAGGGATGTTGTTGATCTAACCAAGTACGTGCGGGTCCGCAAAGTCAATAGTGGTTCCGGCAAGGTACCTTTGCTGAAAAAGTCTGGTTCCAGGTTGTACACTGTCGAGGAGTTGGAAAAAAATCCAGAACTAACCAAGCCCAGTATTGAAGAAGTGGATTACAGCATCAAAACCTACCGTGGATATGTACCCATTTCCCAGGAGGTTATCGATGACGCCGATTACGATATCGTTGGGCTCATTGCCGAAGATATGGCTGATCAAGAACTCAATACCAAGAACGCGGCCATTGCAAGCATCCTAAAAACTGCTCCTGCTCCTTCTTACACAAACGGTGTAGCAGATACTGTTGTTGGCGTTGATGGTCTGAAAACCGTGCTCAACACGAAGCTGAAGAGAGTGTACAACACCAAGTTGTACGTGAGCTCCAGCCTATACAACGAACTTGACTTGCTCAAAGACAAAAACGGCCGCTATCTATTGCAAGATAGTATCACCGCCGCATCTGGCAAGTCCTTTGCCGGGCGTGAAGTTATCGTGTTGGATGACGATGTGATCGGCGAAACCGCAGGTGACTTGGTTGCCTTTGTGGGTGACGCTTATGAGTTTGTAACACTATTTGACCGCAAACAAATGAGTGCTAAGTGGATTGACCTAAATATTTATGGCGAGTTGCTCGGCATCTTTGTGCGCTTTGACGTCGTTAAGTTTGACGAGGCCGCAGGTTACTACTTCAAGTGGGAACCAGAGCCGGAAGAGGAGCCCTCGGCGGGGGAAGCTGACCAGGAGGAATAATTGGGGCGTTCAGCATGTCCGCTCCGGAAACGCTTGATTTGGAAAAGATGACAAAAGCACAATTGATTGCATTTGCAAGTGAACACGGCATTTCCGGGCTGAATGACCGGATGTTGAAAGCGGACATCATTGTCGCCATTAAGGAGGCGATGGGATGGATGTAGCGCAAGTTTTGGAGTTAGTAAAAGCCCGGCTAGGCATTACCACGGAGGTCAGGGACGCATACCTGACCGCCATCATCGAAGGGATAATCAAAGAGCTAACAGACGAGAAAGGGTTGGTGCTTGACGGCACTAACCCTTATCATCTTATGTTCGTAGTGGATTTTGCAACCTGGCGATACCAGTCACGGGATGAATCAGGCGCGATGCCCCGACACCTGCAATTCCGGCTTCACAACCTAATGATTCATGCCGGAGGTGGTGCAAGTGACGTTTGATCATGAACTGACTCTGATATCTCAGACCGTCAAAGAGGACGAAATTGGCAACCAGATCCCGGTTGAAACTCGAAAGACAATACTATGCAAAGTAAAATCTGTTGGCAGATCGGAATTCTATGGCGCCGCTACTGCCGGATTGAGGCCGGAAATAGTGTTCGTTGTGCACGAGTTCGAATATAGCGGCGAGCGGGAAGTAGAGTTCGAGGGCGAACGATTTAAGGTCATTAGGGCCTACCGGGGTGGAATGACCCGCCAAGGCTCCAAGTTGGCATTTGATGAGATGGAGTTGACGTGTGAGAAGGTGGGTACAGATGGCTAAAATCAGCGTTGACCAGCTGGCCGCCGAGATAGCCAAGGGCCTAGCTGAATATTCTCAGGATGTGGTCGAGAAGGTCAACGTATCAAGCGAGAAAGTTGGAAAAGCCGCAGTTAAGAAGCTCAAACAAACATCCCCGAAAAAGACCGGTGAGTATGCAAAAAGCTGGACCATGACCACAGAAAAAGCAATCGGCCAGCCGGATTTGCGTATTATTCACGTTAAGGCCCCGCACTACCGGCTGGCGCACTTGCTTGAGTACGGCCATGCCAAGGTGGGCGGTGGCCGGGTAGAGGGGAGGCCGCATATCCGGCCTGCCGAGGAAGAAGTAATCCGGGAATTTACCCGTGAAGTAGAGGAGGTGATCAAACGTGGATGAAGCGGCATTGTTTACACTGCTAAAATCAACCGGCCTGCCGGTGGCCTACCATCACTTCACGTCGCCGCCGAGTCCACCGTATATCGTTTATTTGTTTGCTTACTCCAGCAACTTTGGGGCTGACAACA